CCAGCTCTTTCAGCTGTTCCTCGCCGCCGCTGGCCTTGATCTCGGCGATTTTTGCCAAAATAGCGTTTTTGCGTTCTTCGATGGTCATGCGTTCACCCCCAGCGCGGTTTCAATTTCAGACAAGGCGGCTTCGTACTCGGCGTTCGTCTTCAACGCCTCTTCCAGCGGGGTGAGGATTTCCACCCCGTCCCGATAGAATTTACCATTGCTGTAGGTATCGCCGATTCCTACCGGACGGTCTGCGGGGTTGATGATGGTATCCGTTTCTGGCTGGGAATCGGAGCACCATAGCATATTGGTTACGGTGCCGTTTTCGATGAGTGCCATTGATTTTGCCATTACGCAGCCCTCCTGGTATTACGAATAATAGCAATGCCAGAGCCTCCGGGGGTAGATTCAATGCTACCGCCCGCTCCATTCCCACCATCCCCAGTGTTCTGAGATACAGGGTCTGGTGTAATGTTATTGCTAGCCGCACCTTCTCCACCTGTTGCATATAGGGTTCCGCTGGGTTCACCGAACTCACGGGTCGTAGTGCCTTGACCAGTTCCGGGGTGTGTACCCTGACCATTCGCACCATCAGTACCCCCAACGCCTGCTTTGGAGTATGCACCATCTTTATCCTGATTTAATGTGCCACTACCACCACCGGAGCCACCATCTCCACCATATACACCATTATTGGACAAAGTTGCTCCACCATTAGCACTACTGCCAAAAGCGGAAGTTACACCGCCAGCTCTACCGCCAGCGGTTTTTGCTCCTGCTCCACCGGCGCCTATGACAATGTCATATTTTACCCCTACTTGAATGGTTACGGCTTTCGTCGTGCTGGTATAACCACTTCCACCACCAGCACCACCACGATAACTGTAGTTTCCACCAGCACCCCCACCGACGAGGAAGACGTCTAATCTGCCATCCCAACCATTTAACTTGGTAACTGTGAATGTACCAGAGGTTAAAAATCTAATCTTCCAGTTGCCCTTCCAACTTGCGAAATCTGAAATAGGACCATCGCTGTCGTCCACGATTGCATAATCCCCAGTGTAGGTAAACTCAGGAGTAATCCGATATGCGATTGTGACGTACTCTATGGTCAGACGGGTAATGACAACATCCTGAGTTGCACTGTCTCCGCCCTTCGTGGAGGTAATCGTCCACGTACCCAAGTCAAGCCCTCCGAATGTCCAGACACCATTTTTCTCAGTGGTCGTCTTTGTGGTAGACCCCTTTTTGCAGGTTACCGTGGAGCCTGTAGGAGCGGTTACAATAATGGTGGATTTGTTAGGACTACCCCCTCCACCAGTGTTAACTCTGCCAATCATACGCTTACACCACCTTTCCAGCAAATAATGGTGGGAACTGTAATTGCCGATTCCGGGGCGCTTGCGGCATACAGATACACGCCGCCGTTATAGGTAGCTGCAACAGGGGCAAAATTGCCGTCAATTGCGTCTGCAACGCCGAGAACCACCTCCGGAATCATGGTGTCCAGCACCCCCGTCAGCGCGATCGCCGCGCGGAATGGATAATCCTGATATGTAGAATCAGCCACAAACGCGGATACCGGCACGCTGATGTTCGTGAACAGGAGCTTTTTCAGCTCCACCGCCGTACCGGCTTCCAGGTCTGCCAGTTCCCTGTTGATGGAATCCAGAACCGATGTGGCTTGCGCCGTGGTATCATCAAGCACATCTTTTACTTGTGCCTGCGTTTCCTGCAAAAGTGTGGAAAACTGACTTTGCATTGTGCTGGTATCAATGCCCACCTTTTCCGTCACCAGCCCGCACACCGAAGCGTCAAGCCGTTCATCCGTAATCATGGAAGCGGTGATAGCGGTTGTACCGGCTGCAACGGAAATCCGCGCAAGGCTGATCTGCCGGATTGTGCTGTTGTTTGTCAGCGCCGGGGCTGCTGCCTTCCCGGATTTTGCGCCTTTCAAGATTTTCACTTCCGGATAGTCCACGTAGTTTGTGGTTTTCCACTCCACGATTACGCGATCAATCCGATTCAGAACGCCGTCTGCCGCGTCAACGGCAAGCTGCAATTTGGCACCATCAACGGATTCATTATCAATCCACCACACAATGCCGTTCCTGCCGGAATTCGCCATCCATCCGGTCCCATCGGAGACTTCCACCGCCATTCCGGGCGTGGGAAGCGCCTGAACGGATGCATTGCTCCCAGCGGCAAAAACGCCGGATGTGCGGCCATGATGCCAGCGCATAACGTCTTCTGCGCCGATGTATGTATCTTGGTTATTCGGGAAACTTTTGATATTAGCCATTTAATTTCATTGCCCCCAATGCTGTAAGAATAGGGTCGCCCAGGATAACTTCTGTCCGGGCTTTGTTGCTGTCCAAGGTGTACTTAATGCCCGTAATCCGGGCGCTGAACGATACCCCAAACCGGGCAGATACGCACGATACAATGTCCCCCAGAGCGTAATACTTGCCCAGATCTTCCGGGTCGATGGATACGGAAAAGGACTTTCGTCGGATACGCTTTCCCAACTCCATTTGGCCGTAGGCACGCGCACGGGCTTTGCAATCGGCCGCAGATTCGTCATTTTCCTGCCGAACGGCTGTCTTAAACCAAACTTCCCGGCGATTGTCCCCGGTTGTATCGCCGACAATCTCAACAAAAGTGTTGTCTGTGCCGCTAAGGCTTCCTTGCACATAGGCCACATTGCAGAGGGTGGAATCGTCGTCATTGATTACAAGATCTTTCGCGCTTCCCTGTTCCTCCGAAAAGACAATAGCGTGAATGCCAGCCGTCAGGTCACGCCCCTTGTAGAGGCGGAAAGTGTGTGTCATATCGTCGGGATTCCAATCCATTGTGTGGCCTATGCCTTTTTCTTCAAGAAACGGGATGATTTCATCCAGCAAATTCCCGCCCATGAAAACATTGTCCGTTTTATCGGTCATCCCGGTTGCCTGTGCAACTTGAATCCTTGTCATTCCCCGGAGATTATCGCTTATCAGCTTGTACACGCCCGTCTCGATGGTTGTCATGTGGTATTCCGATGCAATGATGCGCTTATTCAAAAGCCAGTTTGCGGTGTACCCATTCGCCGTTATGCGGTTCGTGGTCGTGTCAATCTTTGTATTTTCTATTACAAATGTTACGTTTCTGCTCGTATCATACAGGAGATTGCCGACTTTCAGCACGTTAATGTTGTAGTCGCTTACCGGAGCAACCAGTATCAGCTTTCCAATATCGTTGTAGTAAATATTCATGATAACACTGATTGCGTGCCGGATTTCGTACCGGGTGGAAAAGTCCTCTTTATAGATTTCAAAGCTCATAGCGAAATCCCCACGATCTCCGTTGCGAAATCAATATCCACCTGCAAATTCGCAAGCCCGCTTGTCGCTTCCGGCTTCAACACATTGTCCCCAACTTCCAACTGAAACAAAGTGCTTTTCAGGCTCAACGCGCCCCGACAGTCCCCGTCAACGGATGACGTTACAGTTGTCCGATCGTGCGTGATCTCTACAATCAGCCGCTCCCCGCTGACGATAGTTTTATTTATCAGCAGGAATTTCCCCGTCGCCGCGTTGGTGATTTTCGGATTTTCCACGTCACCGCTCGCCGAGAGCGTAGCCTTAAACGGGACGGGAACCTGGCCACGATTCTCCACATTGATAAATTTCGCTTCAAACAGCTGGCCGAAACGATACGGCCTTGAAATGTTCCATGGGAATTTGAATAGCTTTTGAATGCCGGACAACGTTACCGCTGCGGAATCGTCCTTGCACCAATACGGATACGCCGCCAAAAGGGAAAACTGGAACTGTGCGCCCCATTGTTTCGCCTCAATGCTGGGTGTTGCCGTGGGCCAAACATTCAGATAGTAATCATCCGCATATAGCTTCCCGGAAATATCGGGGCGGATGACGGAAAGCAGCTTTTCTTTATTCGCTGCTTGCCCGTCTCCCACCAGATGCCCGTTGACATTTACAGGCCGGGGCTGAACGTTTTTGCTCTGAATTGTCGCGCCCGTCTGGTTGATGCCTTTCGCCTGGGACAGGGCTACCGTTACCGTATCAATGCCCGTGGGCTTATTGATAAGATATCCTCCGGCATAATCAAAGGTAACGCTATCCCCGTTTTCGTTCACGTAGCGGAACAACTTGCTTAAATTGTTGAAGTTCGTCAAATCGTCCACCTCGCTTGTGTGAAATACGCTTCTGTAGCCGCTGCCAGTTCAACAGGCGTTTGCGCAACGGACTGGATATTCTGGATGATCGTCACACCACGCGAACCGCCGGAAAAACCCACGCCGTCGTAGTCTGCCCCGCCGGACGCACCCGCAGATTTTTCAGACCTATACGCTCGCGCTTCCTCGGCGGTGAGAACTTTTTCCCCCTTATGGAGGCGTACCAGATAATCATCGTATGGTACATAATCAAGGCCGCTCTTTGCTCCGGGGACGTTGCTCCCTTTGATATTAGCCTTTATCGTGAGCGTGTAGTTGGCAAAGCTATTTGTCAGCCGTGATTTCATCTGGGAGGCGAGAGAATCCAGCTTATCCAGAACTCCCGGCGTGCTGCTGTCGATACCGGCAACCAGACCACTCATGGTATTGGTTGCCGCCTCCGTAGCCGCCGCCTCTTGGTCAAGATCGCCGACCTTTTCCACGTAGCTGTCTGCAGCTTCCTGCATACGAGCGTTCACATTCTCCACCGCCAGCGCCAATCCATCAGAAGTTTCGGCTCCTGCGGCCTCATATGCAGAAACATTATCCATAAGCTCCGCAAGTTTTTTGCTTAGCCCCTCGGTGCCGCCGGACATATCTTCTAGTTCATCACGTAGCCCTGCGAGGAATCCGGCCTGTTCCCCCGTACTCATGGACGCGAGATATTGAGAAAGTCCGTCAACGCTAATGCCTGCAAGGTCTGCTTTTTCGGAAACAAATGCAAAATCTTCATCAATCTGCTGAAGAACTTCGGTATTTCCTTTAAGATTACCCATGAAATCGTCCCACGACATTTTTGCAACTTCTATTTGGGAAGTAAATGCAGATCCCACATCATGCAGCCCATTATAGATGGTGGTATAGGTATTCTGGTAATCCTCCAAAATGGACTGTGCGGCGGCGGCGTATTCCTCAGAAGCAGCCTTTATCACATTTGCGGGCTTTGCCGCTTCCTCGGCGGCTGCCTGCTCCTGCGCTTCCAAATCGGCAAGATTCTGCTTCGCCTGCTTTATGGCTTCGGCTAATCTCTCCATCTCGACGGTGTCGCCGCTGAAACCAGCATCCGACGAGAACGCTTCCAGTCTGGCTTTTGAAGCTTCCTCGTACTGCTGCTCAAGCTCTTCTATCTTTGCGCGTGCTTCTTCTACCGTCTGCGGCTCTCCGGCTAACTCTTTGACGAAATCCTTGTGTGCCTTGGTTGCCTTGCCGATGCCAATCGCCAGAGCAGCTACAGCCGCGGCAATCAAGCCAATGGGGTTCGCGTTTATAGCCGTATTCCATGCGTATTGCGCCGCGGTTGCAAGGGAAATCTTCCCGGTGAGTACGCCAACGGCGATTTCACTAACGGAAAATACACCATTCAGCGTGGCTTCCGCGACCGCCGCTTTTCCGCTTTCCGCTGTGAAGAACGCAAGCGCCGACGCATTTGCCGTGAATATCGTGGCGATATTTGCAATGGCTTTTCCGGCCATATTCACCCCGATTGCAGTACCGGCAACGGTTGCCGCTGTGGCCGCGAACTCAAACGCCGTGACGAGAAGATCAATAGCGCTATTCGTTTCCCGGAGATACGAAATAGCTTCTGCCGTGGCAGTTCCAACGCCGGTAACAATTTGCTGTACACGGGGTATAATGTTCTTTCCGGCTGTAAATACGCTGTCTACAAAGTCCTTGGTAAGTCCTTCCATGTCGGCGCTGCTGTCAGCCATGCCAGTTGCAAGGTTCTCCCATGCGGCCTTTGCCATGGCAGTAGATCCTTCAATGGTGTTTGCTGCTTCTCCTGATGCCGTTCCGGCAATGCCCATTTCTTCCTGAACTTTGTGGATTGCGTTCACAATATCCGCAAAATTATTAATCGAATATTGCGTATGTATGCCCTGCTCCTCGTTCAGCTCGTTAGCCTTATCAAGCAGCTGTTGAAGGCCTTCTTTTGTACCGGCAAACCCAAGCATCAGATTATCCAGCGTCTGGTACTGGCCTTTTGCCAAAGCTTGATAAACACCGGCCAGTTCCTCAACGGTGTATTTTCCGAAAGCGTTGGCATTATCGGCAACGTCCCTGAGCGCCGTATCTGCCACTTTAGCCGCTTCTTTCTGATCTTTATTAAGAGATTCCACCAGCGCCGCAGAGAATCCCATAATATTGCTCATGTACGAATTTGCGGACATTTGGGCGGATTTGTACGCGCCGTTTGCGTTGGAAATTACAGCCTGTGCAGCATCTCCATACAGTTTTTTGATGCCGTCCGTGAGCTGCTCATGCTGCGCGTAACTTGTATAGGCCGCTTTGCCAACGTCTGCAACTACCCCTGCAAGCTTCTTTACTCCGGCAATAATCGCGCCACTGGCAAGGTTGGCTTTCAGGACGTCGGCGAATGTGCTTGTTTTGTTTTCAGAATCCTTTAATTTACGCTCATATTCATCTGTATCCAGCGAAATCGTCGCAAACAGCTCAAATACATTAGCCGCCATCCTGCCCACCGCCTTTCGTCACCAGTTTCAGCCCGGCATTTTTCATCACATCCGCCACGATATCCTCCGCAGACCGGCTTTCCTCCGGCTTCGGCCTGATGATATCCTCATATCCGATAGATAGATACAATCGCTTGTCAAACCCCGCCGTGTTTTGCGTTATCATCTGGATACCGTCGGTAATGTAGCGCCGAAGAATTTCGCGTTCGCATTGCTTTTTCAATTCCATGGGAAGAATGGAGAGGTACGCCCTCGCCCGTACTCTGGGGAGGGCGCACAGTGCGCTGATTATTCGCTCTGCTCCCCACGCCCCCACGATTTGAAAAAACTCAGCAGTTCCTTATCGTTGGAAAGCTCCTTGATCTGCCAAAGCGTCGCCATGGTACTCTGTGCGGCCACTTCCTCAACGCTCTTTTCGCCCATGACTGACAAAATAGCATAAATGTCGGCGCGATGCGTTTTCAGCAGCAACGGAACAACGGTGGTAATCCTCTGCGCACCAATCAGCATAACGCCGACTTTTGTGGAGTTTTTCTTGTCCACCGGCTTGCCGATGGCGTTCATGATTTCCTCATCAGAAACGAGATTCACAATGTGCGGGGTGATCTCGCACAGCACATCCAGGCACTCGTCCGTGCCAAGTTGAGATAATTTTCTCATGCTTAGCCTCCTACATCGTAGCGGATTCGGCCTCTCCGGCCTTCACGTAAATCTCGAAAGGCGGTGTATCCTGCGCCGCGATGGAATAATGCCCGGTAAACTCGAACGCGAACTGGCCTTTGCTCTTGTCGCCGGTTTTCAGCTGGAAACCGCCAGTAGAAAGGCCGTTCAGCATATGGATGGCCAGATAGCCGCCCTTTTTCGCTCCGTTTTTGTCGGAGTAGTCGGCCACAAGCCAGATGTCCTTGAAATCCTCGGTGGCAATATCGTTTCTGGGCGTGATTTTCCCGGCGGCTTCATCAGCGGCGGCCACCATCGATTTTGCGTTAGTGGCGTTCACCGACACGAAAGTGCCGCTAAGCTTCACCTCCCAGCTTTCCAGCCGCTTCAACTCCTTTGTGTTCTTGGGGCAGTTGTCGATATCCTCGCCGAAATCGGAGAAGCTGGGCGTTGCCGCGAAGGTCAATCCGCCGCTGGTGGCGCCAATAATAGTGCCGTCGGCGACTTCCGCCGTATCAGGCGAAAAGGCCGAAAGCAAAACACCGGCATTCAGCACAAGCTCCTTAAAGGTATCCTGCGGAATCTGTGTAAATTTCATTGATTTCCTCCTATATGGTATTGAAAATTGCGGCAACGTTTAGTTGCCGCAATTTGATGGATTGATCTGATTCAAATGTGGAATTGATGCACCACGGCTCACCGCGCATTAGCCAAACTGTGCCGGTATCACAAGGCAGCTGAATGCCTCCACGTCCTATTGCGCGGGAAATTTCCTCTGCCTTGGCGTTCGGCTCTGCCTCTTTCTCCGTGTGATACCACAGTTTTACCGTCAGCGAGTTCGCCATATCGCCCCACCCGCCGACGGAGACCGAATAGGTGAGGTAAGGCATTACGGTATCGCTCGGTACCGCTGTATCCGGATACGCGGGGAGATTAAATCCGGAAAAAAACTTGTAGAGCGCTTCTGTTGCCGTCATTTTGTCAGCTCCCATTTCTCGGCGGTGACTTGGCACATATCCAAAGTGCCGACCGTGGGCGCTTGCTTATCGCTCCCGTTGCTCGTCACCCGGAAAATTTCGCCATCGGGAAGCCGCTTGAATACATCATGAAAAGAAAGCGGATTCGCGCGGCGGGTGGTAATGGTGTACACGCTGGTAACGCCCTCCTTCTCCGCGATTCTGGATTGCATGGAGGTATCCAGAATAATAGCCGCGTCGAACTCCGCGCCCTGTGCCCATTCCGTTGCCCAGCCGCCCTCACCATCCGGGGTGCGCTTCTTTTCCATCAGTGCGCACGTGTTATTCAGGTAGTAGTCAAGCAAACTCATATCTTCCTCCATATCCGTAAGCGCGGCGCAAACACCGTTTTCCAGCTCGTGCTTTCGCCAGAGCCGGAAGAACTGCTTGCCTTTGTGTACGAGTAGCCACCGAAAGATTCGCTTTGATACGGGCTTTGTACGGCCTCAGCGTTCTTCTCCTGCCATGTGTTGATTTCTTCCAGAATCGCCAGCACCTCCGGCGGTACGCAGATTTCCGTAACGATTCCGGTATAAGTTTCGTTCCGCAAATCAGCATCACCGTACACGTGAATCCCGTTATTCCTCCGGCTTCCTTCGATCAGGTAGTAATCGCCGTTTTCGAGGCCGTGAATAACGATCCGGTTCCCGGTGATTTCCTCCCCGGTAAACTGCCAGTGCAAGCCGGGGAAGAAATTACGCAGATACATAAGTAGCTCATACAGGCTTACCGCATGTCCCATGTGATTCCCTCCTTTACCGGCTCTTTACAACGGCCAGAATGTCCGCTTTGTTCATTGCGGCGCTGACCCCGGAGATACCGTGGACTTTGGCGTACTCCAAAAGCTGCGCTTTCGTCATTCCGTCAAAGTCCACGGTTTCCGGTGCGGTTTTGTCAGCTGTCAGAGCCGCCTTTAACCCCCCGCCGGGGTAACAGTGGCAACGGCGATGCCGTCCAGGTACTCCGCCCACAGTTTCATGCCCATGATGGCGTACATATCGCCGGTAGCCCGGGAGTAGTCGCCCTCGACATGTACGCCGATCAGGTTCGTTTCGCCCTTCACGGTGTAATTCAGCCCCAGCTTGGCAAAGTCGCTGTCGCTCGGGTCAACGTAGTACAGATCGATGTTCTCAACGGGGGTTGCAATCACCTTACCGGCGGCTACGTACTTGTCAGGCAGGAGGAAAAGGGTGCTGTAGCCCAGGAAGTTCTGGACATAGGTAAGGCCAAACATGGTCTGGGTGGTAATCTCCTTATCGCCCAGGTAGTCGTAGAAATCCATGATGTTGGCAAAACCAACAACCTCGGTCACGTCCTTGTCCATGCCCATGAACTTCGCAAGCACCTTGCCCTTTGCCTGTGCGAGCGCCAGCTGCCAGGTCTTGGGGGTCAGCGCCAGAGAGCCGGTAGCCAGGAACGTGTAGAAGTCACCCAAAACCTTGTTCTGCAGGGCAACCAGGAAAGCGTCGTCCGTCTTTTCTACGGCGACCTCTGCGCCGTATTTGGCCACGCTCTCGATAGTAACGCTCTTTGCGTACTTGGCCACTTCGATATCGCCATAGGTGACGGGAGAAACCTTCATCTTGGTGAAGGGGATCTCGTCGCCTTCCGCTACGGTGGCACCGCCCTGCAAATCGCCGTCTACCTCTGCCTTGTAGGATACCAGTTTCGTGCCGGGCGCCTTGCGGATAGGCCGCATAATGCCCAGAATGGTGCGCAGTGCGTCCCAGTTATCGTTGAACCGGGTTACAAAGTCCACCTCTCGCGCGGACGTGGTGAACTGTGTGGAAATCGTTACGTTTTCTTTTGCTGCCATTTGTACAGCTCCTTTCAAAAAAGTTATTTGTTTTCGCTTGCCATGCTTTCAGCAAGCGCGGCCTGTCTCTCAGCGGTGGACAAAAGATACCGTCCTTTATCGTCCTTTTTGTAGATTTCGGCGCGGCTCTTTGCGCCACCAGAGGTGTCAGGCGGGGTCTGTGTTTGGGTGCCGGTGGTGGTAGTCTTGCCGATCAAGCCCTTGTAATCGCCGGAAAGCAGCCCATCCAGTGCGGCGGTATCTTTGATACTTTCGCCGTCCAGTTTCAGGCCATCAATTTCAGCTTTGGCTCCACGGATAACCAGCCCCATGCTCTCGGCGGGAATGCCCTTGCTCTGGAAGTACGCCCGTGCGGCCTTTTCCTTGGCGGCGGCGCTCTCCTTTGCGGCAACTCCGTCTTTGAAATCCTGAAAGTCTTTCTTTTCCTTCTCGTACTTGGCCTTGTATCCGCCGTCAGCATCTTCCTTTTTCAGGTCATCCAATTCCTTTTGAATGCCAGGAAGTTTCTCAGCGTCTGCCTTGTACCTCCCGATATCGGCTTTCAGGCCGTCCACGGTATCGGTGTGTGCTTCAATGATGGTGTCCACCTGTTCGTCGGTAAGCCCCATCCCCTTCAAAAGTTTGCGAGTTAATGCCATTGTTTCAGTCTTCCTTTCTTCGCCCCTATTCTTCGGGGACGACTGTGATATAAAAGCCGCTATACTTCGCGGGTTTTACCGAAATAAACAAAAAAGGAGCCGAACAGCACGCAAAATATACGTACTGTTCGGCTCCGATTGCCCATTCCTGCGCCCAATTACGCAGGAGAAGAATATTTGATTGTTTTCTTTACTTCGAGGACTATGTAGCCGTCGCCCTTGCGCCGTATCTCCACATCGTTCCCACGCTTTATGATAGCCTCTATGGCCTTTATGATTTCGTCATTGTTCATTTATTGCCCCTCAAATCGCGTCAGCGTTTTTGAACGCTTCCATAAGTTTGGGGAACTGGATAGCGAAAAAATCTACCATTTCCTCGTTCTGTGCCCATTCGGAGTTTTCCGCAAGGCCACTTTCAAATAGGAATGCGTGAATGATCTCATGCCGCTTGTTTTTTCTGATCTGAACTTGTAAGTTTTTCTTACAAGTTCGGTCTCCGACGTGCTTACTATAGCTATCCACAACCAGTTCTTTGCTGGTTTCGTCGCAAAATCCATCGCATCCCGCCAGCCGTGAATCTTCATCTTCACCACAAACGGAAAGCGTGTATTCAGCTCCAAGAATGTTAATTTTTCTGGTATCCACGCCCTGTCAATCTCCTTTGCTGAGTTCGTCTTTCAGAATATTCTTGTACGTTCCCTGATGATCGGCAATTGACGGCTTAATAAACGGGTGCGCCCGGTTGCCAGCTGTCCAATGCCAGATTCCTTGCGCGTCCTGGTATTTCCACGGAGTGGGACGGCCTCCGCCTCCCTCGGCGTATTTGCCCGTTCCCATTTCCTGGTAAATGGCGTATTCGGTCGGCGTTCCAACAATGGCTTTCTTCCCATCCTCCACGGTATGTGTAATGCTGTTGCGCAAATTCCCAGTATCAACGGGGCATAAATCCTTTGCGTATTCAACGGCTTTTTCTCCGCAGCGTTCCAATCCGCGCTCACACGCTTCACCAAGGGCGCGGAGTATTTCGTCAGAGTTATCCACAAAGGTAATGCTCATTTCCCCCTCCTTTTCTGCTTCTTCCAGAGCTGGTCTTGTGCGGTTCGTGGCGGCGCATACGCATAATCCACCACAAGCAGGGATTCCAGCCCGCTTCTTTTTTATCCGGTTGGAAGATTTTGGCATAGAAAAAGCACCACGCAATTTGCGCAGTGCTTCCTCTATTCGCTTCGATTATTCCACATCATCGTGCCACTTGCAGTTCAGGCACTTTTGCCGCATTTCTTCACTCCATTTGATTTCATCTGCCAGCACGGCTGGCTTTGCGTATCGGTCTGCCACAAGCACGATTTCAAGGCAGGTATCTCCGTTTACTTGCCCGTTCACAACAGGGCAATATACAGTTTTCATTTGAACGCCTCCATAATTGCTTTCGTCATCGGGTCAAAATCTGATTCAGAAAAAGCAGTTTTAATTTCATGCGTTTCTGCATCTATGTAAGTCGCACCGCTTAATGAATAATAATTCACGCTATATCCATCCCAGCGCCTTCGTTTGATGGAGCATTTCGCGTCATTCACATATTGCACTGCATCTTCTACCGTACAGCCATGCTTCCCAGCGTGACTGTCCCTGAAAGAAAGTGCACTTGTGTCCATAGCCAGCGGAGGGATGCGCACAGAGCCAGTAACACCAGTTTCTTTAACTTTGCGGTAGAGCGTATAATCGCTTTCCTTCGCCTCTGGCACACGAACCTTGTATTGTTTGTAGCCTTTCAGGTACGCCCACCCGTTAGCGTCATTATACTTCAAATCTTGGAATTTTGCAAATGTTTTCGGTGCTTTTTTGCCAAGAATTTCACGGTATTCTGCGTATTCCCTCTGGTCGGCCTGGTAGTTCTTCCCAGCCTTTACCATGCCCGCCCATTTTTCCGGAGGATACTGCGCTTTCTTTTCGTCGTACCATTCTTTGTACGATTTTTTCTTTACAAGCTCATATTCCCCGGTTTCGGGATTCTTCACGCGCATCATGTGGCGTTCCGCTTCCAGATCATCATCCGTGGCATTCACCACCGTGCAGCGGCAATTATACAGCTCATGCCCCGGCGCTCCCAACGAGCCATCACCGGGGAACATCATCTTATAGCCGCCGACATCAAACGGCTGATCGTAGTCCAGAATCTGATTGTCTGCCATACCGTGATCGTGGCGGGTGCGCAAATCCTTTGTGGCTACCCACTTTTTCTTGGATTTAATGCCCCACATTTCGTCAGCAGCGGCGTAGCTGTCCATTCTACCGGCATTCTGCGCGGCGGTAACTGCCGTTCTTGCCGCTCGAATGGCGCTTACACGGCTCATTGTGACGATTCTGGACTGCAAATCATCGGATATCTGCTTTATGCTTCTGCCTTGCAAAATGGAGCCTGTAACGCTTGCTGTAATCTGCTGCTTGCCAAAAGCCAAATCAATGCCCCGCTTTAGCGCAAGCCTTTCGGGGTAGTATGGCATTACGTCCGGCTGCTCCACAATTAAGCGCTTTACGGTCTGCTCGTCAAAAAGCGTAAAATCTGCACTTGGGTGAACGCTCTCGATGGTGTAAGCGGTGTAATTTCGATTCAGGGAGTAAATTCCCGGCGTAGCATCGTTCACATAGGCAAGCGCCACCTCTTTTGCTTCCGTCGCACGTTCGGCCAGCTTGTCCCGAAGCGCTTCCAACCGTGCCCCGCGCCCCATCTGGTTCAGCCGCCATTGTTGGTAGTCCTTTTCAGTCCACTCCTTACCGTTTCGCTTCTGGCCTATCAAGTCCTGCATCTTCTTATCCTGATCGGCGAAATGCTTAAAAAAAGCATCTATTTCCTCTTGCAGCTCTTTAGCCGCCTGAGAATATACGGAGTTAATACGGCGCTCAAGATCGGCAAGCGCCCTATCGGTTCCTCTATCGGCTTCATTCGGTCTGGCCATCCTCATCACCGCCGTAAACCGTATTTATGTCAGCGTCCGCTTTCCTTTTCAAGATTTCCGGCACTTCCTCCGGCAAAAGAAACGGGAGGTGTTTCAGAATCGTTTCGTCGTCAAGGAACGCAGCCGCCGAAAGCACCATATTTGTTTCCTCGGTGCGATTTATTACCTTGTTCCATGTAAATTCCGGCTGTGGATTACTGATACCAGCAATAGCGCAAATCTGCCGAATGAAATCTATCAAGAAATACTCAAAATCGGCGCATTTGTTGTCCTGTGGCTGATACGCCGCCGAAATTTCTGTAGCCGTTTTCTCAGCGCCCGCCAGAGCCGTCACATCAAGCATCTGGGCATCTTCGTACAGGTCGCGCCGCAAGATATCAAGCATGGTTTTCCGGGCTTCTACGGGAACGTCAAGGGTGTGGGCTTCTGCCGCCGTTCCAGCGGAACTATCTACCACATTCGCCTTTACGCTCTTCATTCTCTGGATGAACTGCGCCAAATCCTTATCGTCCATAGCGCCGGTATTATGCAAAATCCAGTAAATTCCGCTGGTATCGTCAATTTGGTTGGCAAACCCGGATTTGATAAAATCATAGCAGTCTATGGAGCCACGCAACCCAACGAGTTCGCTTTCGTGGGTATCGTTGCCATACAGTACCGCAATAGGCAGGCGGGTGTAGTTCTCATCGCACACATCCACAACGCCTAGATCGTTCCTCAACTCCTTGTGGATATATGCGCGTTTCTCTGCCATGGGCTGCGCGTCGTCGCTTCCCTCAGCGCTCCATTCGCTTACACCATCGAGTTCGTAAAGCGTAGCCCGGAAAACAGTTTTTCGGCCAGTCTCCCGGAACCAGTACCGAATACCAGCCATCAGCTCCGACGTTTTTTCATCCAGCAGTGGGACAAATCCCGGATTTCCTGGAGTATCGGCGAATGAAAACACTTCCAGATGATCGAGGTTCCAATAGCCGTAGGAAACGCCCTGCGCCAGCGCCAATTTTGCCGCCGTTTGCAGTTTATTGTCGAAGTCCGCGCCCAGCTTTTCCTTCTCGTCCATGCTTACGCCATTAGCGCAAATATAGCCCACTTCCTGCGTCACCAGCCGCCGAAACGCTAGCGTTTTAAGCCGGTAGTCGCTGCTCCAAATATCAGGAGTTTTGTTCCCGGATAAGGTGAAAAGGAACTTCTGGAATTTCTCAATGGTGATATTGTGCTTATTATAGTACGCCATACCGTCAGCGGCGTCTTTGTACGCCTTGCTGCTCTGGTGCTCCAGCACTGCATCACGTATGAATTTCCCGGTAGTTCCCTTTGCAATGGCTTCTTCCAAATCTTGATAAATTTTCATGCATTTTCTCCAATAGCAGAAATCTCACAAAATCACAACAGCAACGCAGCAGCGGGTGAAATCTCGTTTTTCTTCTCCACCTTGTATTTCATGATGGTGTTGCAAAAGTACCTGATATCATCCATAGCGTGATCGTTATCTTTCACGACTGCGTCCTCCGTTTTCTTATCGTCCCACCGGTAAAGCCCGAACTCCCGAATGGCATCAGTGCAACACCGGTGAATTTTTATATTCCCGTTCTTGAGATATACCGCCGTTCGCCGAATGCCATCAAGAACGGCGTTGTCCGCCTGCAGGACGCGGAATTTACGGCGTTTCAGGGCTGTAATGAAAGAAGCCGCCGAAGGGTCAATAACCGCCCTCTTGATTTCGTAGCCGTCCGTCAGTTCCTCCACAGCGTCGCAATATTCCTCGTCTGTGAGCTGCTTATAGTTGGCTCTTCCATCGTAGTAATACTCCTTGATTCTTACCGCCTTATTACCATTCACAGCCCACAACCCGCATGAAAATGGATTCAGGGTGCCGTAGTCGATGCTTATGTAATAATCCGCGAATTCCGGCACTTCATCCGTGATATTCGCTTCGGAAAAATCATATACAAGTCCCTCTGCCAGCGTCCATTTCCCCAGAATGTACCGATCATAGAACACCGTTCCGGCATATTCTTTTTTCAGATTTTCAACAAAAGTGGGGGGTAAAAATGGATTATCGTCTATTGTGTATTCTTGGCTGAAAATATCGGCATCACTATCAAGGAATCTCTTTAGCCAGTGGTTGGGATACTGTGGATTGTATGTGCCATCGAAGCAGGAATACTCCTTATCAAGCCGGCTTTTCAGGAGGGCAAAAACTTCCTCCGACCAGTCCGCGACCTCATCGCCGTAGCAATACTTGATGGACGCGCCGCGAATCTTCGATACCTGAGACACTTTTTCCGCGCCAAGGCAATAACACTTCTCACCAAAAATCCATGCTGTATTATCGCTGGAAATCGCCCCAACAAGTTTATCACCGTACAGATTCCGCATAGGCTCTAGCACATTTCGCTCTATTGTGGATTTTGTAACGCCCAAAATAACGGAAAGCCCATCTTTCCCGGCTCGTTCTCGAATCCGCATGGGAATAATCCATTTGAAATCAAGATATGTTTTCCCGCTTCGGGTCGCGCCGCCCTTGAAATTCCATCGGTGATTACCGTACCTTGCGAATTCAATCTGTTTCGGGCTTAATAGCATCTCTAAACTCCTTAATTAGCCCATCCAGCTTATTGAGACTATCATTGCCGCTTGCCGTGTTTCTTGTGGCCTTATCGACAATAATCCCGAAAGATGTTGCAATCTGGCTTAATGTTGCGGCTGAAATCTTTTCGGGGTCTGTGAGCGCTTTCAGATGCAGAGTGATTGCTTCTTGCATCGCCGCTTTTTGTGATTCCATGTACGCCATCATGTCGGCGGTATTCTCTTCTTTTTTTTGCTGCACTTTTTGGGCGATATCCGGTGAAGCGCTAACAATCCTTTTTACAGTCTGGTGAGTTACGCCATGCTTTTTTGCAACGGCGCTGTACGACTGCATTTCTATCCAGTCGGCAATTATTCTTTTTTTCTTCCGATCTGTAATCCTTGCAGCCATAGCACCACCGCTCATACAAAATAATTGGCGCGAGGCCGATTTGAACGGCCTTCTGTTGGGGAGAGGGCACCCGACTCGCTGTCTGCCGCGCCATGCAAAAAGAGGCTCAGGAACAATCCCAAGCCTCTTGCGCTTTTTCTTTTTTACCAGTATAGCACATTCAAACTGAAAAATCGTCTCATTTTTTTCTCATTTTTCAGCTTTCAGTCTGCCCATACAGGCATAGCGTGAAATGTCGTAGTGCTGAATCCCGGCGGCGGTAAACCTGAGCTTTTTCAACTCCAAGTTCTTCGCACAGGGCATCGACGTTGCCTCTAGCCGGGCTTATGTAGAATCTGCTCAGTATCTTCTTTTCATCGGCGCTAAGCGATTCAAGCCCGGAATCCACAAGCGACACCCATTTTCTCGCCTGTTCCAGCGAACGCGCCAGTTCCTCACGGTGAACGATATTCGACAGCATCATATCTTCCCGGCCGGAGCCACCGCCGCTTACCGGCGTACCGTCAGCCGTGGCGCTTCGGATACTCTGCATAGCGGATTCCAGCCGCGCCATTTCTTCGGGAATGCTTTTCAGGGACTGTTTCTTTGCACTGTACTCCTTTAGCTTTTCAATGGCTTCATACTTCCAGTTCATTCCGTTCCTCCTTGCATATCTTATTAAATCCCTGTATAGATATACACAATACACACAAGATATAAGATTATATTTAATATATACTATACAGGGATAAAGCTATAATATTAAATTCCGTCTCCTGTTTTTCGTTTTCGCCCTCCTTTCGGTGCAATCCTTCCCAGGCGGGCAAGGCCGCTTCTCCCCACGGACGAATATGTAATTGCAGCACCGGCTGCCTTCATAATATCCGAAGAAGTACCGGCACCCGACGCAGTACTTCCTGCCGTCCTTGTACTCCACATTACCGCCCTCGTTCCCGTTACAGGATAATCCGCTGCTGTGCTGTATATTCTGTCCACGCAGCTTCCTGCTTATCAAAATATTCCTTGTCAATTTCTGTTCCAACAAAATCCAGATCGAAATCATACGCCGCCCGCCGGGAGCTACCGCTACCAAGATGAGTATCCAGAATCTTGAACCCCGGCTTCGTGTAGTGGGCGTATATCCATCGGTATAATTCTTCCGGCTTTTGAGTTGGGTGGAATCTGCCCGCTATACCCGCAGATGACATTTTGATAACTTTTGCGTTATCGTTGAAACTGCACCAGGCATATTCCGCCATTGCCATAGAAAAGTTTCCCGGGATATTTGTTTTCAGCCAGACCAAAAAGCATCTGTTCGGTGGGAGCTGAAAATAGTTCCCGCCCCAGATAATTTGTGCCTTGCTCACCCGGAAAAGCTCATTGAAATAGTCCTCGCCGGGGGCATAGTCCCAGCTCGTGATTTTTTCCCGAACTTTGCCGCCCACTTTCCTCCCGTCCGGGCAATCTTGCAGGTACCTGTCAAAGTGTCCACCGAAGCGGGTGCCGCTGACGAACTCCCCCCCCCCGCTTCCATACGGCGGATCGACTACAGCCAAGTCGAAATATTTATTCGGATACTCCCGCATGATTTCCATGCAATCAGCGTTAAGCGCAATATTCACATCGTGCCACCTCTTTCCGCTTTCTTATCGCGGTATCTCCTTTGAGCGGCTCTCTGGGCGTGGGCTTTCTGGCACTCTAGGCTGCAATAGATTTTCTGCTTAATCTTGCCCTGCGTGAATTCCTTCCCGCACTGTGGGCAGACCTTAACAACGCCCTGCGGGGCTTCCACGTCCTCCACATCGCCCTGAATTGGCGGGTGGTATCCGTGCATTGCCATGTACTTCCCGTAGCTCGTCCCGGCCTTCTGGGCGGCTATGGAGCACAGAGTGAGATAGTCCGGTTTCTTGCTCATGATTCCCTCCGATCACAAATTCTTACAATCCGGTCACAAATTCTTACAATATCGGCAACGTAGTTTGCCTCGTTCCGTGAAAGCAGAAGCTTCCCCATCAGGAGTTTGATAAAGCGTTTACGTGTCATGTGTAGCTTTCCTCCCCCCTTTCTTTTCTGCAATCCGTTTTTTCTCCGCTTCTTTCAGGGCGTTAAACACCATGATGTAAATATCCATTGTGTAGTCAGTGTTCACCGGAATCAGCGGGGCGATAAAGTGCCAGCAGTCCATGTAGGTGATTTCATTGCTCATTTTTGGTCTCCCGGGGCAGTTTGATTTCTGCCCCATCGTGCAGATCGTCGCTGTCCAACGGATAACTTACCACGCTCATTCCGTTGAGTGTTACTTCTACGCCATTAAGGAATGCACAAACAATACCATCCGGAATATCAAGTGTGATTTTCATTCGATTTTCTCCTTTCTCCGTAGCTGCAAAATCCGTTCATTTCCACACAAACAGCCTCGCCCTTGTAACCTCTGGCATTTGCGTAAGGCTCGGTGTGCAGCATACACAGAGGGTTTTCGTCTCCCTGGCGGTAGATGCAGTCTCGGCAGCGGACGATATGGAGCGTTTCAACAAACCCGTCTGCGAAACCAGCATCATACCCCGCCTTGTACTGCCCCCCGATCATATTTCAGAGCTTTCAGAAGTTCTTCCCGATTCACCCGGATACCGATCTTTATAATCGCCTGTACTACGGCATCGCCGATAGCATCCTGGAAGTCGCTTAAATTCAAGCTGGCAGGTGGGGTGTAGCCGTTAAGTTCTTCCATTTTCATCCACCTTTCGCTCCCCATAACTGCAAAAAGCATTGCCGTCTACCTCGTTAGGGGACATGCCCTGCTCATATTGCCAATGATAGCAATACCCAATTGGCGTCCATCCTTTGTTTGTGGGGTACTTGCCTATTTCCTCAAATGCAATGCAGTCCCGGCACCTTACCACGGGGACGGCATTTTTCCCCCGCTCCAACGCCTCCATGCCCATCCGGCAGGCTTCGTTCACCTCGTCCAAGCCGTCATAATGCTCCCGGTGTTCCGGGTTCAGAATTTCAATCGCTCGGTCAATCGTCATCGCCCTTATCCTCCTTATCCTCCAAGAGGTGCTGAACAGCGAGCGTGTTCAAAACGTGTGTAAATTCCAAAATATCCCAACTGTTATGGGTAATTCGCCCCGCAACACTGCACATTGCGAACAGCATAGCGGTTAAATCCTCCGTGAAATCGCCGCCCAAATCCATCTTTGGGAGTGCCGGTAGCTCACAATCTTCCTCATCTTTGTAAACGTCCGTTAACGCAGCCGCAAATATCGATGTTTTCATTAACAAATCCATGATTATTCCTCCAAATCCATTTTAGCGCCGCAATGGCAATACGGGGATAGCTGGCAAGCTACTCCGTATTCACCGAGCTCAAGCAAAAAGCGTAAGTCGCTGTTATCAACCTTACGCCCACACACCGAGCATTCCAGACATAAGGTCGATTCACGCGAAAGCCGGATATTCCAGTTCCCATGCCGCACCGGCTCCACGTCGGCGGTGGGCAACTCGTCTTCTACAAACTCGGTAACGGTCATATCCGGAGCCTTAAAACCATATCGCAGCATGGCGTCTTTAATTGCCTCCCGGCTGGTGTAATCACTCATTTCAATTCCTCCACATAGCACCAACTCTGGGGCGGGCGTTTGATATGACCATTTTCGCAATAGGCACACCCATATTCATCACACACTTTGCCTATGCAGTTTTCAAACGGGCGTAAAAACTTGCTCAGCTTCTTCGGCGTGTCGTAGATTTCCAACTTGGAAATGTGCCAGCCGTACAGTGTTGCACCTTTTCCGTAGTCCCACAAAGCACCATCCACAAGTCTGGTCTGCGCCACAAAGTAATCGTCCACATCGTAGATTCCATACGGTTCTGTTGCCGCCTTGATGGTTTCAACCCGGTCGCAAATAAACTCCCCAATGACCTTGCCCCATGAGCCGCGCAGTCTGCGTGCGTCGTTGCCTTGCGTGCAGTAGATGTAGCATTTGAACGGCGTGTCCAGCTTTGGCCTGGTTTTTCGCACCTCAACGGTCTTTTCGCCGTTGGCGATCTTCTCCACCCACTCCGGGCGGATGCTGATAAGTACCGCTTTAGCCATGTTCAGCCCTCCGGTTCCAAGCCTCAATTGCCGTTGCTTTGCTCTTATAGCAGCCACTTGAAGCCCCGCATCCTCCAGCATCATAGTCACAAACAGCCTGAAACTGGCTGTTATATAAGTCGTAGTATGGGCTGTACTCGTCCGTAAGTTCAATTTCTGCAACACTTCCAACAAAAATCTTTGTTCCCCCGCAAAACGGGCAAGGCTTCAATTTGATTTCGTCCATTGTTATCTCCTTCCCGCCCGGGTTCCCCCGGGCTTATCGCTTGTTTTCATTCTTCCAAAAATCTCCACTCCAAAGCAATCCATGCAAATTCATAGGGCAAAGACCCTTTCCGGAACTCTTGTGCAATCCTGTTTGCATTGTTCCGCTTAACGCCTTTCGACATCAGCAGTTTTACAAAACGTTTTCTTTTCATTTGTTCACATCACTTCTCGTTGTTACCATTCCCGCGAGGTCACGAAAATGGTCTATCCAAAATGTTTCTTCGTTACCGCCATAGGAAACTCCTCTATTTCGCTCGCCCACAGGCAGCTCCCTTTCCCGTTCAGCTGCTCCCAGATAAGTGGGAACCCACCGATGCCATCAAAAAGACTTGCCATAGTCGCATCACGCTCATACTGGGCGCACAGCCGTTTCAGCACCCATTTCCAGGGTGGGAGGGCAATGGAGTTTCCCAGAGCCTTGTAGCGGCTGCTGTCGGAGCTTTTCTTGTGGGCCTTGCCCTTGCTGTCTACCCATTCCCCGATGTCTGTCCAGCCATCCGGGAATCCCTGTAGCCGCTCATATTCCAGTGGAGTTAGGCGGCGCACCAGCATGTTTTCCCTGACAACATTTTGCAAATTATAGCTTGTACCGCCGTTTGATTTGGCTTGCAAAGTTCCGTTTACGTCAGCGTTTTCCGTACCGTTCCGGCAATCCACGGCGCACACAAGGTCTGTGCTTCCCTTGAAATCCCGCTGTTTGCAGCTGCTTGCAACATTGCCCTCGCGATAATCGCCGAATCCCTGCATTTGATACGTCAGCGGCACTTGATTCCCACCTGTCCCCATTCTGGCCTGCAAGGATGGGGAAATGCCACCGCAATCCCGGATTACATCACAGGCGTGGGACATGTCCAGTATCGCAGGCTTATTTCCGCCGCATTCTGCGTTCAGGGCCGGCGCTTGCTCCTCGCAATATCCGATACTCCTGGCTTTTTCACTGTTCCCCAGCTTAAACCCGGCGCAGACCGCTGGCCGGTCGATGGTGTTGAGCGTATAGCTCACATTTTCTTTCCAGCCCCTGCCGTTGCATCTGGCTGTGTCAGCGCGATCTATTCCGTTCCCTTGCAGGCAATAGACTGAGCTTCCAGTGCTTTCCGCAGAGCCTCCGGCAAATCCTTCCCTCGTCTCGCTGCCCGGTTCAGAATCCCCTGACACGCTTTTGCGGATAAATAGTATTTCGGGTGCGGAGAGGCCTCCAAAATCTGCGATAAGTACGATTCTGCGCCGTCTTTGGGGGACTCCCCAAAACTGTGCATCGAGTACACGCCAAGCAACGCTCCATCCGTCTCCCATGAGGCATCCGCTGGTTGGCCATCCCTTTTCAGGTACAGGCACAGGGGGTGCTCCCGGCTCTGCGATTTTGACCGCTTCTTCGAGGACTGCGGCGAAGTCTTTTCCGTGGTTGCTGCTGAATGCTCCCGGCACGTTCTCCCAGACCATGTATCTGGGGCGAATAAACTCACCGGACCGTCCATTTGCTCTGTCATGCTCTCTCATCTCCCTTATCACTCGAATCTGCTCCATGTACAGCCCGGACCGTTCCCCGGCAAGCCCTGCTCTCTTTCCGGCAATGCTCAGGTCTTGGCAGGGGCTGCCGCCGATGATACAGTCAACAATGGGAGCAACTGCACCGTTGATTTTGGTAATGTCGCCTAGGTGAATCATTTCTCGCTTTCCTCCACCGGGGCTTTGAGCCATGCCAACCTGCATTCCTCGCATCCCGGCATATTCTCGCAGATATCTTTACGCCCCTCGCAAATAAACGTCCCGGTGCTGAGTAACTTTGCCAGCTCCTCATCCGTCATGTTCCGGATGCGGTCGGCGTTGGTCTGAGGGAACGTGGCATACCGACATTTCTCCGGCTCTGGGCAAGTTCCCGGAACAACGCACCCGACTTGCATCGGACAATTCGCCCCGGTGCATTTTCTCTTAGGCATTTTGCCTCCACTCATTTCCCATTTCCTTTCTGTTTTTCTTTATTCCCCCGAGGGACTTTCCCCCACCTGGGCGGGGTGCAATTCCGCTTCACCAGCTTGAAACAGCCGTACATTTTCGCCTTGCTCATGCTCAAAAACGATCCCCTCTCTCACCAAATCCGGGTGTTCATACCAAAAAAATTGGCGTTGTTTTTTGTGGTTTCCAATTGATTTCATGATGTTTTTGTTCCAGTTATCGATAAAATACGTTTCCCATGCCTTGCAGCCGTCCCCGTTGGTGGGGCAATCGTCCCGCGTGCAGTTCCTGCAAAATGGGCTCTCTGAGTCGATGTACTGGCCGGGTTTTTCTCTCATAATGCGTCCCTTCTTTCATCTGCGCCCGCCGCCAGAACCTGCCATATGGCTTCCAGCTCAGCGTCCCCAAGCTCGCCGGACGCGCCCTTAGGAATATCAGGCTTCCCATAGCGCCTAACCGGTGGTGCTGACCCAGCGCCGCCCCTGTCCTGCTCTTTGGCAAGCCAGCCGTTGATAAACCGCTGTACCCCGCCTTTGGTTTTCCGCTTGGACGGGTTAGCGTCACACCACCCGGCCATTTTCCGAAGCTCTGCCAGGATATCAACGGCGGGGTAGAGTTCTGCCCATTTGTCCACGTCAGCCTGAAAAACAGGGTAAAGGGATTTATCATTCAGCATGATCTGGCACACCGGCGGCGTGGAGGCGGTGTCCGGCTCCGCGCCTATACTCTCCTTTACTCTACTTTTCTCTACTCTACTCTCCTCTACTCTACTATGTCTTCGAATGTCAGCATTTTTTGAGAAAATGTTGACATTTCTGCTTGAAATGTTTACATTGGGGCAAATTTGGGCGCACTCGACCAGAAGGATGTTGTAATCGACTTCAAGACTTTTACGGCGGCTGACTGCCTCGAAGTACCGCTTCTGAATTCCCCGTGAAGTCAGAACGTGATACTTGTCATATATCTCTTTGTCGAACATCCCTCGTCTGATAGAAGCCTCTATTATTTCGGAAACGACGCTCCCACCCAGCCCGCACCTTCGGGCGAACAAAAGCGCAACCTCCTCTGTCCATTCAATGTAATAACCCTCCTTGCCGTATATCTCTTGCAGCAAGTGAACGATTACACCAAATCCTGTCAAGCCATATTCTGCTTCTATCAGTTCAAATTTCTTGTCCAAGCAAACATCAAGCGGAAAGAAATCAAGTCCGCTTTTGATTGCCATATGCTACCTCGCTTCGTTTGAGTGTTCCAGCGAATACCGCGCGAAGCACGTCCGCTCCCCGTACCGGTTTTTCCCGGTGACGGTTTCGCTCTTGATGGGAACGCCCTGGGCTTTCAAGTCCCAGATTCTAGCACCCAGCCGGTAACAGCCGTACTCGGTAACAGCTTCGGCCTGGGTGATACTTCCATAGTCCTGCAAATGCCGCAGGATACGCTCACACTGTGTCACGGGGTGCCTCCTCTCCGGTGATGCGAACCGCCACGCATGGGCGGGTGCCGTACCGCTTGCAGACTGTGGCGTCTGTGATAGCTGCATCATCCTTGTAGGCGATACCGTTCAGGGCATCACACACAATCTTGCCTATGTTGTCCCAGTCGGGTTTCACCATGGGGAGAATCCGATTGTCAATCGCTTCGGCCTGCTTGCGCTTGCTCCACGAATGGGGAACGGGGTAGATTGCCGCAATGTCAACCCGGATAGTGCCGGTGAACTTTGCCCCGTGGGCTTCGCACTGGTATGCCCATGCTACCAGCTTTTCATAGTCCTTCGTTTTCTTTGGGGTGTATGTCTCACCGTTCTGGGCGAAGCGGGGGCGCTCCTTCCCTTGCGGAACGCCGGGAATCGTAAATTCAATCGTCACGTTTTCGCTCCTTCCTTTGGAGTTGGCGGTTTTACCTCACACCGCCAAGGGAATTGCAAACTATACTGTTAATCTTTTTGAGGAAAGATTGATTTTCCCGGCCTAGAACGGCAAGGCGGGGTCGTCTTCGGTGATCTCCTGATATCCTCCGAACCCCTGCTGACTGTATCTGTTGCCCCGGGTCGTCTGCTGTGGGGCGCTGGGCTGCCCGTATCCGGCGTTTTGCGCCGTTCCGGTATTGGTGGTATCCCGAGAATTGCGCTTGCTGGAAAGCAGTTCAACGCTTGTGGTCACCACCTCAAACGCCCGGCGCTTGTTCCCGTTCTTGTCAGTCCAGTCTCTGGCTTGCAGCGCTCCGGAAACGGCCACGATATCGCCCTTATGGCCGTACTGCGTCAGGTACTCAGCACCCTGCCGCCATGTGACGAAATCCAGAAAGTCGGTGGCATCCTTCGTCATTGGGCGCTTGACGGCGAGACTGTAGGAGCAGACCGCCGTCCCCTCCTGGGTTCTTCTCAGCTCCGGGTCGGCGGTGAGCCGCCCGACAAATTGGCAATTATTCATGTGTTCTCCTTCCTGTAAATCAGATCGTTTTCGTTCCAGCCGGGATAAATGCCCATCAGGTACTCCCGGAAATACGCCCTCATTTCCATTCT